TATTTTTCCTAAAGTAGTTGCTCGCTACAACTCCAACCGACTTTAAACAAACTACGAGGGTTTAGTCGGTACCCTGGAAAGGAGAAAACAATGACTTACAAAGAATGTTTTGTAGCGGTCGTAAAACACAACGGTAGGATCTTAAGGGAAAAAGATGGTGCAGTAGATCTTCCTTTTGGATCCGAATATTCCCTTCTTCTAAAAAATCTGGAATCTAGACGGTCCGTTGTCGGGGTAGAAATTGACGGACAAGATGTTTTAAGTGGAAAAAAGCTAATAGTTTTTCCAAACTGCACGTTTGAATTAGCAGGTTTTCTAGAAGGAATGGAAGTCAAAAATAGATTCAAGTTTATCCAGAAGACGAGAGAGATAGTTCAACATCGAGGTGATAGAGTTGACGACGGGCTTATTCGAGTAGATTTCACTTTTGAAAAGAAGGTAGTTTCAGAAATCCACGACGTGCACGTACGCAGATACTATCATCGTTACTATGATCCTTGGTGTCCAGTTTGTTTTCCACGGTGGGACTTTTATACTCCTGTTGGGTCAGGTGGTTCGTACACAACAGGTGGTGATGTCCAAATCTCAAACTCAGTTAGAGGTTTGTCTAGCACAGTTAAAGGCATAAGCGCTAATTTTGCGCAAAGTGCTAACATTGAACATGCTTCAGACCCACTCCCTGATGAAGGAATTACAGTTAAAGGATCTCAGACTTTTCAAGGATTTCAAAGAGGATATGTTAAAGAGTTGGAAGAACAGTCTTCTGTGATTGTTATCAGGTTAAGAGGGTCTAGAGGCGGAGAAGTGTTGGTAGATGCCCCTGTTTATACGAAAAGTAAGCTGACTTGTCCTACTTGTGGAAAGAAATCTAAGTCAAACGTTAGATTCTGTCCACAATGTGGAACATTTCTCTCTTAATTCTAACTGTAGCGAGTAACTACTTTAGGGATCCAATCTAACGTAATCTATAGAACAAACTATAAATTAATTCGATTCGCAAGGAAAATCCTATGGAAGACCTTGGAAACAAAGTTCTTATCAAAATTAACGACAAGTGGGGCGATGAATGTTTTGGAGACTCTTGTAGCTTAGATCCAAGTTCGAAACGAATACCTGGAGGAAAACCACAAGGGTTTGTTGAGATTTTTGACGTACAGCCTGATGGAAAAAAGAGACTAGTCGGAAAGTACAATCTTGTTGTTTACCAAGGAAGAGAGTGGGCTGCTGCTCGAATAATGAATATAGATAACGCTTATATAACACCACTTAAAGAAGAGTTTATTTGTTGGTTGGGTTTAGGAGACGGCGGAACACCTCCTGGCGATCCCCTTAATCCAACTTCTCCTACAGTTTTTGACACTGACTTAGATAGCGAAATTCCAATAAACGCAGTTGATTCTTCTTGCGCCGACTTTCATGGCGGGTTCTATTATAAGCATCCATTTGATTCCGTAGGATTTGAGCAAGACACTGCGAATGCAAATGAGTGGTTAATCATTAGAGTAATAGTCACAATTGGTGCGGATGACGCAAATGGGCAAAACATAAGTGAAGTGGGCTTGTTCACAGCTGCGAGTAACTCTGGAGGGTATGGCGGTCCGTTCAACTTATTTGCTCGGGTTACTTTTCCTACAATAGTTAAAGTTTCTACCAGACAACTTGTGTTTGTTTGGTATCTGTATGTTTAAAGATTTTCAAAGCCATAGATTCTAAAGCAAGGTGATTCTAAATTAGAGAAAAACTAGTATAGAGAAAATTACAACAGGAGGATTAGAACTATGGCAAATATTAGCCCAGGTGTTTACACTAAGATAATCGACCTCTCAACTTATGTGGCAGCTGTTCCTACCACGATTGGGCTAATCTGCGCACTTACTGAAAAAGGTGAAGATAATAAACTAAAATTCGTTAGTTCAAGAAGCGAATTAATTAGCGAATTCGGCGAACCCAACATTGCTATTTATGGGAAGGCTTATGGTCAGGGACTTTATTGCGCATACAACTACTTAGGAGAATCTGGTGCTCTCTATTTCATGCGATGTCTCCCTGATGACGCAGGTTATGCTAACTTAATGATCAATGGTGTTTTAGGACCATCTGACACAACCGCTTCAATTGCCTTAACTTATGTAAGTGATCCAGATAATCGAACAAAAGCGGCATTGAAAACTCAGCTGGAAACTGTTGGAAACGTCTACCCACTTTGTATTCTCTTCCCTATTGGTCGAGGTGAGTACTACAATGGCCTTGGGGTAAGAATCACTGAATATTCGAATCCATTAGAAAGTGGGATTTATGTACTAGACATTTACGAAAGACAGTCTGATGGAAGTGATGTTATTATAGAATCTTTCGAAGTTTCATTTGATCCAAAAGCACTCGACGACGCTGGTGAATCAATGTGGATTGAGTATGTTCTTGAAACTTACTCAGCAGTTCTCCGCGCTGATATGACTCTAGCGAGTGGAAGTTATAGTGGTGGTTACGACTTGCTTGCTAGAGTTTATGACAAAGACATCGGTGATGTAAGTGTAGTTGAAACAGCGCTCGGAGCAACCCTTACAGACACAAAGCAAGATTTTTCTGATTGGGATTCACCTCTTACAGGAAACGCAGCTTACGTTATAGTTGCGAAAGACGGTAAAGGTAATGAACTTTGGGGATTTTTGGGTCCTGCTGCCGGCGCTAACAGCGAAACTATCCAAGTTTACGACGCTAGGGATTTGACTACTGCTGGTCAATCTTGGATAGGTGACACGACAGTTTTCGACTCAGCTAGCGTAATTACATACGAAGTAAGGCAGTCTAATACAAGCGTAGCTAGTGCTTTCGTTGGCTCTTCTACAATTGTACCTCTAAAGAAAGGATCTGAAGGTGCTTTGAAAGACGCTGCTGGGAACCTTGTTACTGCCGAAGCTACTAGCTTACTCTCGAATAGCTATGCTGGAACTATCGACGAAGATATACTAGATACTGAAGAGACCTATTTCACTCTAGTTTTCGACTGCGGATATCCATCTGACGTTAAAACTCAGATCGTCACGCTTGTAACAACTCGAAGAGACTGTGTTGCTATTCTGGATAACGGCGACAACGCTAGTTACACAGCTTCAATGAATTCTCGACAAAACACTCATGTCTACAACACTTACTACGCAGCTCTTTACGAAGAGTATAACAAAGTATACGACATCTTTACTGGACAGGATGTATGGTTCTCGCCAATTTACCATATGTCGTATCTCTTGCCACGAAATGATACAGTCGCTGAAATTTGGTATGCTGCAGCTGGATTTAACAGAGCTTCTATTGATACTATTAAAGAGCTCAGGTTTAATCCTAGACTTGCGCAACGAGACCAGATGTACTTGAAACAGTTGAATCCAATCGTTAAATTCAATGAAGGCTATACAATGTGGGGTAACCTCACAACACAGGCCAAAGCAAGTGCTCTCCAAGATTTGAATATTGTTAGAATGGTCTTGTATTGCAAAAGAGCTCTCGAAAGGTATTGTCGTGGCTTTATCTTCGAAATGAACAACGCGATTACTTGGGATACAGTTGCTGGCGATATAGGTGAGTTCCTCGAAGGAGTTAAGAGGAAGCAAGGACTTTATGATTACAACATCGAAGTTGGTGCTACAGACTACGAAAGAAAGCGAAAGACTTTCCATGTCGATGTAACTCTGGAACCAACTCGAGTTGTAGAGAAGATTGAGCTTAACTTCTTCATTAAGTAAACAAAAAAAATAGCCCTAGAGGAGAAATCTTCTAGGGCTATTTTTCCGTCGTTCCGCCGTTAGCTCTGGGACTTGAACTCGAGAGTAAGGACTCTAAAGCAGATGATCGAGAAAACTCCCGCGAGAAAGCACGCTGCTATAATCCCGATACTCAAGTCTTGACCCATGCTCAAATACTGAAGACCTCCAACCAGTTCAGAAGTCGAAGAGGGATTTGAACCCGAAGTGAACAGGTTCGTAAAGAATGAAAGAATACCAGCACTAACGGGCTTAATGGGAGGCCTTACCACAGTTCTGTTAAGGATGGTTAGAATAGCAGCTACAGCAAGCACTCCTAACCAAGAGCTTGCTCCAACGACGAAGAACCGATACGCGAGTGAAACTCTTTTTTGTTTGCTCATAACATCCTCCTTCTAAAAACAAAGATTCCTCAATTCAAATATTAATATATGTAGAAAACAGTAACTTACTTGGAATCTCCCTTAAACACTCTTCCAAGCGTATTATCGTAAACCCACGTGGCGAAATCTGGTTGTTTCGCAGCGATTAAAAACGCAACGAACGCTCCTACACAAAGACCAAAAATAAACATTGGTTAATCCTCCCTTTTTTTGTTGAAAAAAAGAAGGGCTAGCACCTGGGATGAGAGATGCTAGCCCACCATCCTTTGGAAAGGAGGAACAAACCCGCTAACTACGGGTAAGAAAGGAGTGGCGGATGAGACTCCATAACAAATTCTTCCCTTCCTAAGAAAGTCTCAAAAGTCTCGCAAGAGCTTCTAACCCAACGCCCTTCAGTCGGAGAGAAACTTGGATCTCTTCCAACTCAACTTTCGGGCCACCAAGGCTTTTATTGATAAGCTCTTCGATTTTAGTTTTCAAAGCGTCAAGCGTTACTCCAGCTTGAACGGTTGGTTTCCTAACCCGTCTCTTGACCCGCTTTTGAACTTTCTTTCCCAACCTCAGTGCTCTTAAAGAGTACGTCTTGTACAACTGGGGAACGCTGAGACTACTATCCAACAACTGATAAATATAGAATCTGCCGTCAGGACTTTTGCGTCTCGTTAAAATAGTCCGAGGAAGACGTTTATACAGTCGACTCAAAATAGCAGTCAACGAGTGTCCCTCAAGACCTAACTCTTTGGTCATCTGAGAAGTATCTCGTTCCTTCCCATCTCTAAGAAGCCAAAGAACATTTTCAATCTGAGTGGGGAACGGGGGTTTCGGAGGTTCTCCCCTTTTGAATCCAGCTTTACTTCCATAGAGGTCATAAAGCTGGTCCACACCGAGGTTAGTTCCCTCAGTAATTGCATAGGTGAACCCTCTCTTGTCGGGAAGTGGCTCCCGTTTAAGAATATTATCACCAAGATGTTTATGGAGCTTTGACAGAACTGACGTTACGCTTGTGAAAGGCTTCCCGATTGCCTCCGCAGTTTGTCTCGTAGTTGCCTTCTCTTGGTTATGCACGAGATACCAAAGAATCCTTTTTGCTAAGGGTTCTTGTTGTAAGTTCTTTCCTGTTTCCATTTTTTCCTCCGTAACTTTCTCATTAGCTTCTTTTTTGCCACTCCTAAACACCAAGTCATGCGAGTTAGTTCTTTAACATTTAGGGAGTAAACTCCACAAATCAGTCGTGTATAGAACGACCAGTTAAATTAGTGGTAGAATGTCTATGTCAGCCGTGCCTTCAGCCATACATTCCACACATGGAGGCATGACTGCGTCGCCGTTCATTGGGATCGGACCGGGTTGAATGTCGTCAGGCGGTGGACACACAAAAGGAACCAGTATCCAA